GGTGCACGGGGCCGCAGGATTTCATCAGGCACCGGGGTCTGTAAGTGTTAACTCCCGGTTGGTGGTTAACGGTTAACAGTGGACAGGGGAGCGGTTAACCAGGTGGCAGAACAGGCGGGCAAGGTTGACGGCGGCACCGGCGCAGCGGCGTCGGCGCCGCTATCGCTGCGCGCCTATGCCCGCCACCGCGGGGTCTCAGCGCCAGCGGTCCTGAAGGCCGTTTCGCGCGGCCGGCTGAAGGCGTGCCTGACGCGGGACGAGAAGGGCAAGGCCAAGGTGGCCGACGTCGCCCTGGCTGACCGGGAATGGGCCGGCGCCACCGACATCACCAAGGCGCCCACCTGGGTCAAAGAGCGCGCGCAGGCCCGCGCCTCCGGCGCCGGGAAATCTGGGCCGCCGTTGCCAGCGGCCCCGCCGCCGCCGGCGATGCGGGCAGCGGTCGACGCGCCCGACGAAGAAGACGACGACACCGATGGGGTCCAGGGCACGCTGTCGTTGTCGGCCGCCCTGGCCCAGGAAAAGACCTGGAAGGCCCGTCTCGCGGAGCTCGACTACAAGAAGCGATCGGGCGAGCTGGTGGATGCTAAGGAGGTCGAGGCCCGCATCATCGAAGACTACGGCCAGTGCCGCACCAAGCTGCTCGGCCTGGCGCGGCAGGCGAAGGGCGCGTTGCCACACCTCACCCACTCGGACGTGCTGGCCCTCGACGCGCTGATAAGGGAAGCGCTCGAGGAGCTCGCGGTCGTTCCCGATGACGCCGCCCAGGCCACAGTATGACCGTCGCGGAAACCATCGTCGCCCGGGCGCGCGTGGCCTGGCGCCCACCGCCACGGCTCAGCCTGTCGGACTGGGCCGAGGAGCACTTCTACCTGTCCGCGGAGTCGGCGGCCGAGCCTGGCCGGTGGCACACGCTGCCGTACCAGCGCGGGATCATGGACACCATCACCGACCCGGCCGTTGTCCAAGTCAGCGTGATGAAGAGCGCGCGCATCGGCTACACGAAGTGCATCAACGCGACGGTGGGCTACTACATTCACCAGGATCCTTGTCCGATCATGGTCGTGCAGCCGACGATCGAGGACGCGCAGGGCTTCAGCAAGGAAGAGATCGCGCCGATGCTGCGCGACTGCCCGACGTTGGCGAGAGTGGTGCCGGAGCCGAAGACTCGCGACTCGGACAACACCATCCTGGCGAAGCGATTCCCGGGCGGCTCGCTCACGGTGGTCGGTGCCAACAGCGCCCGCGGGTTCAGACGGACGTCGCGCAAGGTGGTGATCTTCGACGAGACCGACGGGTACCCACCGAGCGCCGGCAGCGAGGGCGACCAGATTCAGCTGGGCATTCGCCGCTCCGAATACTACTGGGACCGGAAGATCCTCGCAGGCAGCACGCCGACGGTGGGCGGGCGCAGCCGCATCGAGCGGCTCTTCCTGGCCGGCGACCAGCGCCGGTATTACGTGCCCTGCCCGCACTGCCACACGATGCAGGTGCTGGTGTTCCCACGGTTCAAGTGGCCAAAGAACAAGCCCGAGCTCGCTGTGTACATCTGCCTCGAGTGCGGCGCAGAGATCGAACACCAGCACAAGCGCGACATGGTGCACGCCGGCGAGTGGCGCCCGGGCCCGCACGCCCAGTTCCCGGACGTGCCGCCGCCGGCACCGTTCTCCGGCCATGCGAGCTTTCACATCTGGGCCGCCTACAGCTTCTCGCCAAACGCGACCTGGGGACAGCTCTGCGCCGAGTTTGTGGCCGCGAAGCACGATGGCCCAGAGCACCTCAAAACCTTCGTCAACACGGTGCTGGGCGAACCGTGGCAAGACCGCGGCGAGGCCCCGGAGTGGGAACGCTTGTATCAGCGTCGTGAGGCGTACGTCATCGGCAGTTGCCCCGTGGGTGTGCTGTTCCTGACGGCTGGCGTCGACGTGCAAAAGGACCGCCTGGTCTATGAAGTCGTGGGCTGGGGCCGCGACAAGCGGTCCTGGTCGATCGACGTGGGCATCCTCCCAGGTGACACTTCCAACACCACGACGGGCCCCTGGTCGCAGCTCGAGGCCCTGCTGGCGCGCACGTTCGCCCACGAGGCCGGCGCCGAGCTGCCGATCGCGATGCTGGCCGTCGACAGCGGCTACAACACGCAGGTGGTGTACGGCTGGGCCCGGAAGCATCCGATGTCGCGCGTGATCGCCGTGCGCGGCGTCCCGACGGCCCATGTTCTCATCGGTGCCCCGTCACGGGTGGACATCACCCAGGCCGGCCGCAAAATCAAGACGGGCTACAAGGTGTGGCCGATCGCCACGAACATCGCGAAGAGCGAGCTCTACGGGTGGCTTGCGCTGCAGCCGCCCACCGCTGAGAGCTTGGCGAATGGGGAGCTGTTCCCGGCGGGCTATTGCCACTTCCCGGAGCACGGCGAGGAGTACTTCAAGCAGCTGACGGCGGAGCAGCTCGTGCCGCGTCGCAGTCAGAAGGGCTTCACGACCTTCGCATGGGAGCTGATTCCTGGGCGCGAGAACCACTTCCTCGACACGCGGGTCTACGCGCGCAGCGCCGCCGCCGTCGTCGGGCTCGACCGCTTCCGTGAGAAGGATTGGGCGACGCTCGAATTGTCGCTCGGTCTGGAGAAGGCGCCGGCGCCTGGAACGGCGCCGCCGGCCACGTCGCAGCCCTTTGAGCAGGTATTCGAGAAAGGGCCGGCCGAGCGTGCTGGGTGGCTGAAGTCCAGGCCCCGAGGAGGTTGGTTAAAGGGGAGAGGTAAACGCTGATGGGCGGTGCGAAGCTGACGACCAGAGACTGCGCCGACATTCTCGGGGTCTCAACCGGATTCATTCGTGGGGAGATCATCGATGGTCGGTTAGTGGCGCAGATCACCCGACGTCGAACGCCACGCGGCGACACCCGGTGTCTCTACCGCATCGAGTTAATCGAGTTTCGCCGTTATTGCGAGCAGCACTGGCAGGGCGTGCTGCACAAACTGCCGGCGGCCTGAGTCGCCTGCCGAGCGGATGATGTTCCACGTGACACATAAGCACACAGAGCGCACAGAGCGCACAGAGGAAACTGATCAACGATAGGTCGTGGCTGAGTCCCTACACTACCCGTGGAGGGTACTGCCACGGCGACTGCCGCCCAAATCACGACGCGCATCACGGAGCTCGAGGAACGGATCGCGGCCTTCTCGGGCGTGAAGTCCACGAGCTTTGGGGACCAGAGCACGACCTTCGACATGGAGGGTGCGCTGCGAGACCTCGCGCGCCTTCGCACCGAATTGGCCACCGCGACCGCCACGGATGGGCGGTATCGGCTGGCGGCGACGAGCAAGGGCGTCTGAACTGATGGCCCCCACGCTTCGACCGCTGCCGAATACGTGGGTGGATCGCGTGGTCGCGATCGCGTCACCGGCCTGGGCTCTGCGCCGTCAGCGTGCCCGCATTGCCTCGTCGCTCCTGGCCCGTCACTACGAGGGCGCGGCCACCGGCCGGCGTACGCAGGGCTGGTATCGCTCCACGACGGACGCGAACGCCGCAGTCGGACCCAGCCTCACCAAGCTGCGCGACGTCGCGCGCGACCTGGTGCGCAATAACCCCTTTGCCGAGAGCGCGCTGGAGACGATCGTGAATCACACGGTCGGCTGGGGCATCGTGCCGACGGTCGAGCACCAGGCGTTCAACGCCTGGGCCAACAGCACCGCGATCGATGCCGATGGCCGGTCGGACCTGGCCGGCCTGGAAAAGCTCGTGATGCGGTCGGTCGCTGAATCTGGCGAGGTCCTGGTCCGCCGTCGGTGGCGCCTGCGCAGTGACGGCCTCCCGTTGCCGGTTCAACTGCAGGTGCTCGAGGCCGACTTCATCGACACGGGCAAGGACGGGCGCCTCTCGAACGGCAACCGCGTCGTGCAGGGCGTCGAGTTTGACCTCCTCGGGCGCCGCGTGGCGTACTGGCTCTTCACGTCGCATCCGGGATCGAGCAGTGCGTCGAGCGGGACGCTGCTCAGCGGGTCCCAGCGGATACCCGCATCGGACATCCAACATATCTACCGCCAGGACCGCCCTGGCCAGGTGCGCGGGCCGTCGTGGTTTGCGCCCGTGCTGCTCCGGTTCAAGGACTTCGACGAGTACGAAGACGCGACCCTGATGAAGCAGAAGATCGCCGCGTGCCTGGCGGTCATCACGAGCGACGTCGACGGCGACGCGACCGCGTTGGGAGCGACCGACACGAGTGACCCGCTGGTCGACAGCCTCGAGCCGGGCATGATTCTCAACGTGCCCCCGGGTCGGAACGTTGAGGTCGTGAGCCCGCCGACGGTGGCGGAGTACAGCGACTATTCGAAGACCTCGCTGCGCGCGATCGCGACGGGCCTGGGCGTGAGCTACGAGGATCTGACAGGCGACTACTGCATCGCGCCGGAGACACGCGTCCTGTGTGCTGACCTCCGGTGGGTGCGGGCGGACACGCTGACATGTGGCACCGAGATTGTCGCGTTCGATGAACACCGACCAACCGGGAAAGGACAGCGTCGGAAGTGGCGTCACGCCTCGGTGGTTCGGGCTGGGCGCCGTAAGCTGGCTCGTGTTCGGATTGTCGCTGATCGCGCGACGGTGACGGTGAGTGCTGAGCACATGTTCCTGTGTATTGGGACGTCGCCCACGCGAGGCTATGGACATAAATGGGTGCGCGCCGACCAGCTGGCTCCAGGCCACAAGATCGCATTTCTCGCGGAACCCTGGGAAGCCGGGTACTCCCATGTGCACGGTTACTTAAAGGGGATTGCCGACGGCGAGGGCGTGGCGATGTCCGGAGGATTCGGAAAGCGCGGCCAGCAGTCGTATGCGGTGGTGCTCTCGGCGGAATCAATCGGAGTCGGACCAGTGGTCACGCTGGAGACCACCACGCACACGGTCATCACGGAAGGCCTCTGCTCGCACAATACAAATCTCCCCTACTCGGCCGCCCGGATGTCGCGCCTCCGGCATTGGTCGCGCGTCCAGGACTGGCGCTGGCGCCTGCTGGTGCCGCAGTTCCTGAACCCGGTCTGGAAGTGGGGGATGGAGGCCGCGGAGCTCGCCGGCCTCAGCGTCGTGCCGTCGACCGATTGGACGGCGCCTGCACTGCCGATGCTCGACGTGGACAAGGAGGCCCTGGCGTTCATCCGCAAGGTGCGCTCGGGGCAATCGACCTTCTCGGAAGCGATTCGCGAGCAGGGCTACAACCCCGACGTGTTCATGCGGGAGCTGGCCAAGGACTTCGCGCAGCTCGATGCCCTCGGCCTGGTGCTGGACATCGACCCGCGGAAGATGACGCAGGCTGGGCAGGCACAGGGCTCGGCACTCTCCGCGCCAGTCGCCGACCCCGCCCCGAAGGCGGCCGCGGATGCCTGAGCCCTGGCTGTCGACGTCCGCTCGCCGGCGCGGTCGGCCCCGGTCGCTGGCACCGATGGTGAGCACTCATGTGCGACTCCCACAACCACTCTTCGACGCGTGCTGCCAGGCGGCCCGGTCGACGCGCGTGTCGCTACCGGAGGTGCTACGTCGGGCCATCGCGGCCAGCCTGCGCCCTCACGTGGCTGAATTTTCGTCCCCAAAAAATACAAATCACGCCTAGGTCTGCGACCGTAGGGTCATGCCTGCGCAGAGCGTCGTGATGCCGCCGCTGGATCTCCGGGCGGACGTCGGGGTCGTGCATGCCGACACCCGCACGGTCGATCTGACCTTCGCGACCGCCAACGCCGACGTGCGGCGCTTCGACTGGGAGACGGGCACGCGGTTCTGGGAACGCCTCTCGCTCGACCCCCAACACGTGCGCATGCAGCGGCTGACGTCGGGGACGGCGCCGCTGTTGGACTCCCACAGCGCCTATTCCATCGCGCACGTGATTGGGGTGGTGGAATCCGCGGGCCTCGAGGGCAAGCGCGGCACGTCGAGTGTGCGGTTCTCGAAGCGCGCCGATGTGGAGCCGTTCTATCAGGACGTGCTCGACAAAATCATCCGCAATGTCAGCCTCGGATACCGCGTGTATCGGTTCGAGGAACTGTCTGGACGCAAGGATGGCCTCCCGATTCGCCTCGCGGTGGAGTGGGAACCCTACGAAATCAGCATGGTGCCGATGGGCGCCGACGCCGGCGCGCGCACGCGGAGCTCGCGCGAGGTGGAGACCAATCCCTGCGTGCTCGTGCGCGCGGGGGCCGTGATGACGGACGCGGACCGGATGCGTCGATTCCGGCTCGCCGTGGCGAGGACGTAACTCACAGAGGAACGAGACCATGAATCTGACCCAGCTGAAGCAGAAGCGGGCGCAGTTGCTGCGCGAGGCCGACGGTCTGAAGGTGGACGGGGCCTTCGCCGATGACCAGGCGCGCGTCGCCTTCGACGCGAAGATGACCGAGGTCGACGAGCTTGACGCGCAGATCCGGACGCTCGAGTCCAGCGCCGCGCCGGCGGCGCCGGCTTCCGCCGCGTCGACCACGGAGGCCCGCGAGCTGGCCATCCGAGTCGAGCGGGAACGCGTGACGGCCATTCGCACCATCTGCCGCACGCACCAGATGGCCCAGGCGTTCGAAGATGCACAGATCGACACGGGCGTCGATCCGGCCGCCGTGCGGTCCGCCATCCTCGAGCAGCTCGAGGCCCGCAGCGCCGCCACGCCGCTCCATCAGCACGGCAACGTGCGGCCGGGCGAGGACGCCCGCGACAAGTGGATGCGGGGCGCGCTGGCCTGGCTGCTCGTGCGGTCCGGCATGGCCGCGATGATCGCGCGGCACGAAGGCACCACGGCGGACAAGCTCGACCCGGGCGAGTTCCGCGGGCTGTCGCTGCTCGACCTGGCCCGCCAGTCGCTCGAGCGCGCCGGCCAGTCCGTGCGCGGCCTCGACAAGATGGCCCTGGCCGGCCAGGCGATGGCCTACCGGTCGAACTACCAGACCACGAGCGACTTCGCGACGCTGCTCACGAACACGATGCACAAGGTGCTGCAGGCGGCCTACGCGCTCCAGAACGACACCTGGTCGAAGTTCTGCGGCACGGGCACCGTGAGCGATTTCCGGGCGCACAACTTCTACCGCCTCGGTTCGTTGTCGCAGCTGGACAGCCTCAACGAACACGGCGAGTTCAAGAGCAAGTCCATCCCGGACGCCGAGACGTCCTCGATGACGGCCACGACGAAGGGCAACATCATCGGGGTGTCGCGCCAGGTCATCGTGAACGACGACATCGGCGCGGTCATGCGCTTGACCGAGATGCTCGGCCGGGCCGGGAAGCTCACCATCGAGAAGGCGGTCTACACGTCGCTCGGTCTGAACAGCGGCCTCGGGCCGACGCAGTCGGACAGCCAGCCGCTGTTCCATGCGAACCGCGCCAACGTGAACGCGACGGCCGCGGCCATCACGGTGGCCAGCATCTCGGCCGACGTGGCCGTCATGCGCAGCCAGATGGATCCGAACAGCCAGGACTACCTGGACCTGCTGCCGGCGGTCCTCCTGGTGCCGGTGGCCAAGGACGGGGACGCCAAGACCATCAACGACGCGCAGTTCGACCCGGCCGACAACAAGTTCCAGAAGCCCAACACGGTGCGTGGGATCTTCCGGGACGTGGTGTCGACGCCGCGCCTGAGCGGGACGCGCCGCTACCTGTTCGCCGACCCGACCACGGCGCCCGTGTTCATGGTGTCGTTCCTCGAGGGGCAGCGCGAGCCGGTGCTCGAGACGCAGGACGGCTGGCGCACCGATGGCGTCGAGATGAAGGCCCGCCTCGACTTCGGCGTCGACGTCGTGGACTACCGCGGCGCCGTCACCAACGCGGGCGCCTAGGCCACCCGCACACTCACCGTGAATGGCCTTCAGGGCGGTACCAGCACACGCTGGCCGCCCTTAAGGCGTCAGAAGAGGCAGTGGCTACGGCGGGCCTTAACGCCGCGAGGGACTTCAACATGGCAACCAATTACGTGCAGCCCGGCGACATCATCACCCTGGCGGCCCCCTACGACCGGGTCACCGGTGAGGGCGCCCAGGTCGGCTCGCTCTTCGGCGTCGCGCTCCAGACGGTGTTGAGCACCGTCGATGGCGAGTTCAACACCAAGGGCGTCTGGACGCTGGCGAAGACCTCCGCCCAGGCCTGGACCCAGGGCCAGAAGATTTACTGGGACAACAGTAACAAGCGCTGCGACAGCGACTCGACGGTCGGCATGCTGATCGGCGTGGCGTCCGCGGCGGCCGACAACCCGTCCTCGACCGGAGACGTGCGTCTCAACGGCGTCTCGCCGGCGACGTCGGAGGGCCCCCAGGCCGCCGAGGCGGACCTGACCGGCACGCTCACCGGCACGGCGAACGGTTCGCTGGTGGACATCGCCGCGACGGCCGGCTCCTGCGGTGGTGGCGCGACGCCGTCCGCGACGGATGTGGACACCGCGATCGCCACCGCCGTCGCATCGATCGTGACCGGGGTGAACGAGCAGAACAAGGAAGTGTTGACGAAGATCAACGCGCTCCTCGCCAAGCTCCGCATCGCCGGCATCATCTCGGCGTAAGCCGGGAGCGGGCGCTGATATGGACGTGGGATCGTTGCGGTCGCTCGTGCTGAGCCGAAATCAGGCTTGGCATGGCGTGACCGCAACGGTCACTCGGCCGGCGCCGGATGACACGCCGGTGTCGACGACCGGTATCTGGTCGCCGTTTTCACCGCAGCAGGATGACCAACCGGTGGGTACCGACTTTCGTCGTCGGGAGCCGCGGCGCGTGATGGCCCTCCCGCGCGCGGACCTGACGAACGTGCCACGTGGCACCAGTGTGGTCGCGCCCGAGAGCCCGGGTGGCACCGACAAGACGTGGGTGGTGGACGGCCTCGAGCGCGTCGAGGCGGACACCTGGCGGGTGATTCTCAAGACCACTCTAGCGAGCTGAAGGACGATGGCCACGATCGAAGCCCAGGGCGACCAACTCATTGCGGCCGAGCAGTATCTGGCCGAGTTCCCGGAGAAGGCGCAGCGCGCGCTGCTGCGGGCGATGAACCGGTCGATCGCGAGCGGCCGCACCGTCATGGTGCGCGAGATCGCCCGCGACACCGGCCTGAAGTCGAAGGACGTGCGCGCCGCCCTGGTGATGCGCGAGGCCTTCGCGAATCGGCCCGAGGCGTCCCTGGCGGCCAAGCTGAAGCGCCTTCCCCTCATCGACTTCAGGGCCCGTGGTCCGGAGCCCTCGCGCGGGAAGGGTCGCGGCGTCACCTACCGCCTCCAGGGCGGCAAAGGCCGCGTCGAGAACGCGTTCATCGCCACGATGAAGAGCGAACACCGCGGGGTGTTCAAGCGGGCTGGCGAGGCCCGCCTGGGCATCGTCGAGCTTAAGGGCCCCTCACTGGGCCACGTCTTCGCGAAATACCGGCCCCTTGGCCTGGCGCGGGTCCAGGAGGTCTTCGACAAGAACTTCGCGCACGAGGCGGGTTTCATCCAGACCGGGGCGGCCGATGCCGAGTGACCCCATCGAGTTCCGCATCGTGCAGAACCTGCAGACGGCCCTGCTGGCGATCGCCGTGGCGAGCGGCTACCACTACGACGTGGCGGCCGCCACCGTGAAGCTGGACCCCAACCAGGGCGTTGAGGCGTTGGTCGCCCCGGATGGCCCGCGGCCGTTCCTGGTGATTGAAGTGCAGCCCGAGACGTGGGCGTACTACCCGGCGGGCGACGTGAAGCTGCGGATGCCGCTCACGGTGCACTGGGTGAGCGAGTC